ATCGTCGGAGGAAGCGCATCTGATGGCGCAAAGCTTAAGCAGAGATTTCTACGAAATACACCTGCTCTTGAAAGTCTACGAGAACGAGTTATCAGAGCTGCTGGGAGAGGCTATCTTAAAGGACTTGACGGAAGGCAGCTTCACGTCAGATCCGAGCATGCTGCATTGAACACGTTGTTGCAAGCCGCTGGTGCCATCGTGATGAAGAAAGCACTAGTGATCCTCGATGACTACGCAAAGCAGTGGAACATCGACTACAAATTCATAGGGAACATACATGACGAAGTTCAGGCAGAGGTTGCAGAAGAACAAGCAGAGAAGTATGGGTGGCTCGCAGTTGAGTGTCTCAAGGCGGCGGGTTTGGAATTTGGCCTCAGATGTCCACTCGACGGAGAGTACAAGGTCGGCACAACTTGGGCAGAGACTCACTAAGGAAACAACATGAAAAACATATACAACCTAGTAGACGACATCTACAAAGTAGTGTCAACCAAAGAGGTAGAAGAAGGAGTGGACATCGACGCTGCAATAGAGCAGTTTGGCGAGAACGTCAAGGACCTGATGCGTCAGGAGTTCGGTGAGCAGAAGAAGCGGGACAACAGAACACTCCGTATGTCCAACATTGGGCGCGAAGATCGATACCTGTGGAACTTATTTAACGAAGTGGAACCCAGTGAAGTAATACCACCACACACTTACGTGAAGTTCCTCTATGGTCATCTCATTGAGGAGCTACTGCTCTTCCTGACTCGTGCAGCTGGACACGAGGTGACTGACGAGCAGAAGGTGTGTGAAGTCAACGGGATCAAGGGACACATGGACTGCAAGATTGACGGTATCGTTACCGATGTCAAGTCAGTGTCCACGTATGGGTTCAGGAAGTTCAAAGATGGGTCACTGGCTTATGATGATCCGTTTGGGTACATAGCGCAGATCAAAGGATACGCACATGCAGAAGGTGCAACCAAGTTTGGCTGGCTTGCTATGGACAAGCAGAATGGTCACTTGACTTACCTCATGTATGACTCAGAGGACACACAAGCGCCTGTGTATGACCTGATCTCCTACAGCATTGAGGACAGGATTGACCACATAAAAAAGCTAGTGGAGCAGCCGACACCGCCAGAAGTCTGCTACGAATCTATCGCAGATGGAAAGAGTGGCAACCAGAAACTCGCCGTCGGATGCTCATATTGTGCCTACAAAAAGCAGTGTTGGCCTCAAGTAAGAGGCTTCGCATATTCATCAGGTCCACGTTATTTAGTAGAGGTAGTAAATGAGCCGAAGGTTCCAGAAATTGAACTTCCGTAGTAAGTTTGAAAAGGATGTGTCACAGCATCTCCATGGCTTCCTGTATGAGCCGTTTACAGTACCCTACACAATCCATAGGAACTACAAACCGGACTTCGTACATGAAGCTACAGGGACGCTGGTGGAGTGCAAAGGGTTCTTCAGGGACGGAGACACTAAGAAGTACAAGAGTGTCAGGGACAGTCTACCAGAGAACCAGAGGCTGGTGTTCGTCCTGATGCACCCCAACAAGAAGATTAGGAAAGGAGCTACCATGACGATGGCACAATGGTGTGACAAAGAAGAAATTATGTGGTATACTATAGATACACTTCAGGAGTTAATTAGCGATGTCTCTAACAATGGATGAAATCAAGGAAAGAATACTGCGTGTCTATGACCCAGATGACTTGTTAGAGGCACTAGAGATCTCATCGGAAGAACTCATGGATCGCTTTGAAGACAAACTGATTAATCGTTTGGACAGGTTTGAAGAGGAACTGGTGGATGAAGAGGAGGACGAAGATGAGTATTGATAATGCTACGGTAGTTGAGTGGGACAATGTGTCTAAACCGGAGCATTACAACAAAGGAGGGATCGAAGCAATCGACGGTATCAAAGCCTCCATGACGGACACAGAGTTCAGAGGGTATCTCAAGGGCAATGCAGTGAAGTATCTTTGGCGCTACACCTACAAGAACAAACCCGTAGAGGATCTCAGGAAGTGTCGCTGGTACATAGACAGGTTGATACAGGAGCTAATCTAATGAAAGTAATTGAAGGACACTTCGGAGACAAGGATGAGAAACTACCAGTATCAACGGTATTTGGGGCTATTTCTTCAGTGGAGGATTTAGACAGCTATGAGGACGCCTTCTGCATAGTCAAGTCAGACGACTACGTTGTCATCTCTACGAACCTCAACACACACCAGCTGTACTTCCTGCTGGACCAAATTAAACTATCGCTAATTACACGAGGAGACTACGAAATCTAATGGACGCATATCAACAGTACATACACAAGTCCCGATACGCCAGATACTTACCAGAAGAGCAGCGCAGGGAGACATGGCTAGAGACAGTCAACCGCTACCTTGACTTCTGGGTCAACAAAGAGAAGATCACACGTAAGGAAGCTACAGGACTCTATGACGACATCTACAAGCTGGACGTAATGCCCAGCATGAGAGCCTTGATGACCGCTGGTGAGGCTCTGGACAGGGACAATGTAGCTGGCTTCAACTGCTCCTACTTGCCCATTGACCACCCCAAAGCATTTGACGAGATGATGTACGTCCTCATGTGTGGCACTGGTGTCGGCTTCAGTGTGGAACGTCAGTACATCACAAAGCTACCAGAAGTCGCAGAGGAGTTCCATGATACAGATACCGTTGTACACGTCGCTGACAGCAAGATTGGGTGGGCAAAAGCATACCGCGAGCTTATCGCAATGCTCTTTAGTGGCCAAGTTCCAAAGTGGGACGTATCTGGAGTTAGACCTGCAGGGGCAACACTTAAAACCTTCGGAGGTAGAGCAAGTGGTCCAGAACCTCTTGTTGACCTGTTTCAATTCACAATCGATGTCTTTCGCCAAGCTGCTGGACGAAAGCTTAGTTCCATCGAATGTCACGATATCTGCTGTAAGATTGCACAGATCGTCGTCGTTGGGGGAGTCCGAAGAAGTGCTCTCATCAGTCTCAGTAACCTCACTGACGATAGAATAAGAAGAGCTAAATCAGGGCAGTGGTGGGTAGATAATCCACAGCGCGGCTTGGCTAACAACTCTGCTTGCTACACAGAGAAGCCAGATTTTGAAGCATTTTTGAACGAGTGGAAAAGTTTGTATGAGTCCAGATCAGGTGAACGGGGTGTTTTCAGTCGCGTCGCAAGTCAACGACAAGCTGCAAAGAATGAACGAAGAGATGCTACCTTTGATTTTGGCACTAATCCATGCTCAGAAATCATCCTCAGACCGTATCAGTTCTGCAACTTATCAGAAGTTGTCATCAGGGCAACCGATAGTCTCGACAGTCTCCGACGGAAAGTACGAAGTGCAACTATCCTTGGCACTCTGCAAGCAACACTAACCGACTTCAGATACCTGCGTAAGATCTGGAGTGACAACACAAAAGAAGAGGCATTACTTGGCGTGTCCCTGACTGGCATCATGGATCACCCAGTGATGTCGGGGAGGAAGAGCAAAGATGAACTCAAGTACTGGCTACAAGAGCTTAAGAAGGAAGCTATTAAGACTAACCGCAAATGGGCTGAGAGGCTTGGCATTAGCACTAGCACTGCCATTACTGCTGTTAAGCCTTCCGGTACTGTTAGCCAATTGGTTGATTCTGCATCTGGCATACATCCTAGATACTCAGATCAGTACATTCGACGAGTAAGAGCAGACGCACGAGACCCACTGTGTGCTGTGCTTGAGGCTTCAGGAGTGCCTGTAGAGGACGACGTGATGTCACCCAGTACTAAGGTATTCTCCTTTCCCATCAAGTCCCCCAAAGGCGCTGTAGTGGCTTCTGACATGGGTGCTATGGAGCAGCTTGAGCTATGGGAGATGTATCAGGACCACTGGTGTGAACACAAGCCGTCCATGACGTGCTACTACAGGGACGATGAGTTCCTTGAGGTGGGACAATGGCTGTACAACAAGTTCGACAAGGTGAGTGGCATCAGTTTCTTACCTTACTCAGAACACACGTACCAGCAAGCGCCCTATGAGCCTGTGGATCTTGAGACTTACAAGACGCTTGCTAAGGAGTTCCCAGACAACATTGAGTGGGACATCGTGGAGGCTAGTGACATGACCGAAGGTGCACAGCAGTTAGCGTGTGTCTCCGGGGTGTGTGAAGTGTAGAACCAAAGGGGGCCTTGATTGGCCCCTGTTATTCTTCGTCTTTAGCAGCCGCTGAAGTTAACCCAGCGCCTATCAACATCCCACCACGATCCTGCATACGCTCTGCAGCTACTGTTTCTCTAGTCGGTTTAGCAGTAGCTATCTTTTCTAGAGCAGCGTCTACGTCAACAGCCTGCGAGTCTTTTTCAACAGGCGCTTTGTTTGAGATGCCAGCTTCGGGATCTCTAAAGTTCTTGAAGATAGGAGGAGTAACTGCGATCAGAGAGTTAGGTATGATACGATCTGTCGCGGCTTTAACTGGTTTGATGTTTTCAAAGAAGTCGTGAACGTCCGACATAATCAGCGCGGTTGTGCCGTCAGGTTTTACGTAACCAGACACATGAATACCGCCTTCAACAATAGCAGACCCCGTAGTGTTACCGGAAAAGAAGACCTTACCGCTTTCGTCTCTGCCTGTTATAGTCAGGTTTTGTCTTCTTAGTTCGTCAAGCAGAGTCCCTTGAGTTATTTCAGTGCCTTCTAAGGCTTTAAAAGCGTTGTTGATTTTGTATGCAGGAGAACCTTCTTTTCTAGTACTTGTTAAATCGAAGAAATGATTACCAGATGTTTGTCCTTTTGCTGCTCTTTTCATCACAACCAGAGCAGGAACACCTGCCTCACCCAGCGCGTCTCTATGTGCGTTAAGGATGTTTTGCTCTAGTTTACTAGATACGTTTTCAGAAAAGGAGACATCGTATCTGTCGCTGGACGCTTGGTTGTTTTTAAGGAACCAAGAAGATAAAGTACCTCTTTGGTAGGCGTTATAAGGTTCAACAAAGGACTCTAAAGCAATCTGTGCAAGCCCTTCGTTTAAACCACCACGCCTACCTGCCTGTGAACCAATGTGCATCTGGTAGATGGCTTCTGCCACGGCTTTTGGAATACCTCTATCGGGCAATTGAGAACCTAATTGTCGTATTTCTTCATCAAGCTCTAAATGTCTTTCTGTACGTCTGCCTCCGGGTTTGTCTAATGCTCTATATTCTTGTTGTTTCTTTGCTATCTCTTGTAAAATCTTTTTACCTTCGGGACTATCTGCAAATTTAGAGCCAATCATGTGTGCTTCAATAATACGTCTTCCGGTTTCGGATAGACCCTGCTCTCTGAATAAAGCACGAGATTCAGGGCTAAACAAGTCCTTAACAGTCCTTTTAAAACCTTCTTGTGCAAAATTAGCAACAGTGCTTAGTTTTGCAACCATTGCTCTTGATTCTTTTGATGATTCAAAATCTTTTGTTTTTAGTGTATCTTGACCAATTCTTTTGCGGAACTGTCTAACCTTTTTTCGCAACGAATCAGGAACCAGCATTCCGTTTTCAGCGAAATCTAAAAAACTGTTAAAACGTGAATTAGCGTCATACATCGATGTTTCAAGACGCTTTTCCCTGTCCGTTAAACCCCCAAAGGCTCCTGCTTGTTTAGGGTTTGTGGCGCTTGGTTCATATATCCCATAAAAATTATCTATGTAGTTGTCTAACGAAGCTAACTCCATGCCTCGTCCAGAGAGCCTTCCTGTTCTCTGGTCTACAATGTTGGACCCTACTTGCCTCATGGCTGATCCTAAGCCAAACAAACCCAAGTCAGCAGCAGAAAGACCCGCGCCGACGTTCCTAGCCATACGTGGGTACTGTTCGGCTGTGGCTGCAATAGGCCGTGTCACAGGTTCTGCAATGATCCCCAAAGGAGGAAAGAGACTACCTGCTGCCTCCATCGCAGGTCCAACAGTTTTTTCTGCGATAGTGCCTAATGTGGCGTCCGATACATTACCTAATGATCTTAAGTAAAACTCAGGCGCAGTGATTTCTCCTAGCTCATACATCTGCCCTTCTTCACGCTGTCTTTCAACGGCAGGTACAGTTCCACCACCATCTGTACGAAAATCAGGATAAAGGTTTTGAGATAATCTAGGCATTACTTGTCTTCCTGCTCTTGTTCGGCTTCAGCAATGATCTGCTCACCCGCTGCTCTAAATGCAGAGTACACGATTGCTCTCTGGGCTAAAAGAGATTTCTTAGTCACAGGATCTTTTGTCCTAGCCAAGCCTTTCTCTATTTCTTTAAAAATATCGTTGAGAGCATAAGACACTTTAGCACGTATGTTAGCAGGTGTCTCTGATTTCATTGCTCTTCTAACAATGACAATAGGAGCCATTCCAACACCTAAACCCAACGTAGCTGCGATATTAAGTAACTGGCTTGATATAGTTTCACCTACGTACTTATCTAAGCCCAACTCTTGAACGTAGCGTCCTACAGCTCCCTGCGCCTCTTTAGCAGCCTTCTGTGCTATGTTGTCCTGTACGTCCAAAATTCTAGACTGTCTCGCAAAGATGTCTTCAGCTTCAGGCACAACATCAAACAAAGATCTGTTACCTGCTCTGCGTACTGCATGCGCTATTAGCGTAGATGCGCTTGACCCGCTTTCTTGTAATTTAACGCCTCTGTCTATTTGTTGGGAGTCAAATATACGACGAGCGTTTAAGAAGCCCTCTGCTGTGTTTCCCTCCTTGTCCAAAATGGCTAAAAAATCATCCAATCCGCCCTGTAGTTTTTCAACAGCTGGTTTATTATTCATTAGACTGGGTTTATCAGCCAGTTGTTTTTGAAACTCTTGTCTAAGATATTCTCTAAAAGTGCTAACATCTATAATTTGTCTTTTTCTTCTCCTAGACATTCCTAAAATAGCTCTGTCAAGCTTGCCTAAATATCCTTGTGTTTTGTTTAGGTTTTCCTGCAGAGTTAAGTTGCCTCTAACTCCTGCTGTTTTTAGTTCGTCTATAACAGCAAGCTGCTCTGGGCTGGCCAACTGTTGTTGTAATCTAAGCGGTCCTCTAGGATCTGTAGTTAGTTTAGCCTGCTCTATAGTTTTCTGAGGAAACGAGTAGGCTATATTATAGACATCTTTGTCAATACCTGCCAACGGCTGCGTGACTTTTCTTGAACCGATGTCCGTCACTCTGATGGGACGTAAATCAGGAGAATAGTCCAGCAAAATGTTTTTAGGTAAACCCAGTTGTATTTCAAAGAAGGCTTGCCAGTTAGCCGCCACATTGGGGTACTTTTCGGAGTACTCTTCCCAAGCTTCTGCTCCTTCTCCTAGAGCTTTCATAGCCAGTTGTCCTGCTTCTGTTTGCAGTGCTTGATTCAGAAACTCCATGGTTCCTTCTTTAGCTGCGTCAGGGACTAAACCTAAAGCTCCTTCTGCACCGACTACAATCGTATTAGCCAAGACATCAAAACCAAGCGACACAGGATTTCCGATTGTTTGCAAGAGCACAGAAGGTAAGTTGGTCCCTTTCTGTACTCCCATGTTAGCATAGGTATCTTCAAGAGACGGAACCGTAGTCATCTTCTCTACAGACTCACCTATGCGTCCACCTATAGCAGCGCCACGCTCTATAAACCTCTGTCCCGGCTGGGCCAAGATTCGGTCAAAAGCTGAAGGCTTCTCTGGAATAAGGGCATTGTCTAGAGTTACTTGTCTTTGTTCTAGGATTCTCGCAAGAATAGCGGCATCGTCGTCTGACTGTTCGGGCTGGTCCGGTGTCGTTCTAGGACCATAAATCCTTTCAAAAACTTCTCTATCAGTATCCATCTTTAAATGTCCGTCTTTTTAAACACACCGTTTTCAAGCTTATATACAGGCCCTGTCTTTCCTTGTGGAGTGTACATAATTGTTCCAGTCTGCTTATCCTTACCATATCCTGCTGCTTGATACTCAGGACTGTTCCAATCAATAGCATCTATGGGAACTACACCGGATGCTACTTGTTGAATCCTGTCGAGATGGTCGAGTATCTTTTGCAGAGAGTCTAATTGAGCTACTTCTGACATTCCGATACTAAGCGAAGCCACTTCTGATTGCAAAGCATCAAGTTCTACGTTAGAAATCGGTCCTAATCCTGTTGCCCCTGTCTTAGAAGATTCTTTCATGTCTTTGATAGTGTCTAGACCTAAACTCGCTTTGAGTGATCTAATAACAGCATTTCTATCATAAGCTTTAGATCCTCCCCACCAGTTACCTAAAATTTGTCCCGTAACTCCAGAAGCAGACCAGCCAGAGTATTTACCGTCTTTATTCATCAACTCTTCAACATCGGCTTTAATTCTTACTATCTGAGAAACCCTGTTATTATCCAGTTCTATCTGTTCTAGAGTTTTTCCTTCTTGCTTAACAGGAATAGTATTAACTAACTCACCTCTTTCGTTAAATATTCTGAAGTTAGGGTCTTCTTTGCTTGGTTTAATAATCTCAACTTTTGGTGCCGCCTGTTTTTCAGGTTTAAACGGAGTCTGATATATTGGCTCTCTTGTAACAGGGTCTAGCAAAACCGCACCCGGAGTCATGGTAATAGGATCAGGTGTTTGACCTACTGTTTTTCTTAGCTGCGCCACACGAGGCTCCAGTAGTGTAGCTCTGTCTCCTGCTTGTGCTGCTGCCCTAAGTAAATTACCAGCTTGTTGTCGCACAGGCTGAGGAAGCTGTGGGTTGTTTGCGTAGTCCTGTAGCTCTGTCATAAGCATCTGAGCAGAAGTTCTTTGCTGACCCATTTGCTCTGCTTGTGCCTTTTGTTTTGCTGAAGCAGAAATACTAGCCTGTGTCAACGCCTGTCCTTCTCTAGCATATCCAGCAGAAGTCAGCTGTTGTCCAATCTGAGCCAACTTAGCAGCATCACCAGAAGCCATAGCAGCCTGCCCTTGTTGCATCAGCTGATTAAACTGCTCTCGCTTTCTACGGTCTTGTGCTTGGCCGGGAAGTCCACCAATGGCGCGACCCAAGCCGAACAAACTCTCGCCCATCGCAGGACGACCTAAGTTTGCTAGGAACTGTTGTGAAAATGTAGCCATTGTGTTCTCCTTTAGCTAAATAAGCCGCCAAGTGCTGCTGTTGCTATACTAGATCCAAAGCCGCCAGCTAGGTTTGCTTGTGCTAATCCAGAGCTTAACAGAGCTTCTAAACCAGAAGCATAAGTCTGACCGTAAGTCTGTGCCTGTTGTGCCTGTGCTTGTCTAGCGCGTTCAGCAGCAGTCATTCCGGGCTGTAGTGCTGACAGTAGCTGAGCCTGTGGTACGTAACCAGCAGCCATCATTCCAGTCATATTACGTAAGTCTGCAGCTTGCAGCTGTCTGGGAGTCATACGAGATTGAGTTCCCATACCAAACATACCTGAAGCAAGCCCTTGTAAGTTAGCGGCTCTCTGAAGAGCCATCTGTTCTTCTGCACCTGACTGCTGCATAGCCATTAAAGCAGCTTGGTTTTGAGCTTCTGCTTCAGCTTTAGCTCTCGCAAGTTGTTCTGGCGTTCCACCGAACTGCGCTGTACGGACACCTGTTCGTCCCTGTGCTGCTAGTCTTTGTTCTAAAGCTAAACGCTGACGTTCTTCTTCAGGAGTCTGTAAAGCCCTGAGCTGACCATAGACTTGCTCTTCTCTAGCTGCTCTGTCCATAGCACCAGCAGCTTCAGCAGCTTGTTGTGCTTGTGTCAGCAGAGAACCTACACCACCATAAGCTTGATTAGCCAATTGCTCGTATCTAGGATCATACGGAGCGCCTGCTTGTTGAGCCAGTTGTGTTGCACTGGTTAATAACCCTTGCTGGTATGCTTGCTCTTCGGGAGACAGCTGTAAGTCATACCGCATCTGACCCGTAGCTGGGTCTTGTGTCATGCCAAACTGACCACCAGTGGCTGACGTTACGGTGTAGGGCTGAAACTCAAGCATACCGCTGAGTTCTTGAGCAAGACCGTCTGGGCCAGTAAACTCACCAAAGGCGCGTTCACCGATATTACCTACGTCGCTGTACCCCCTTTCAGCTAGTGCTAAACCAGCTGTCCCTAAGCCTAGAGCAGCAGCTGTTTGTGCAGCCTTATCTTTTCCACCAATAGCTTCTAAAATGTCTGTAATAGTAGACATTAGTACGTCCCTCCTTGAATCTCCCCTGTTGACAAGCTACCAGTAAATGTCAACGCAGGTATCGTCACAGTCCCAGTAAATGTTGGGCTTGCTAGGTCTGCTTTGGTTGCAATCGCTGTTCCAATATTGACAAACTCAGTTTCAAACTCAGTTCCTCTTACGATTTTGTTTGTATCTCCAGCAGACAACGCGTCTTTACCAGCAAAATCAGTTAATTTAGTGTAGTTGCTCATATTGTTTTACCTACTAGCGCAAGTATGTTTATGTCCTGTAAAGAAAGTTCATTACCGTTGATATCTGTTTCTAATCCAATGCTTAAAGTACTGCCACTTCCATTAGTATTGATAGCCTCTCTGGAAGTTAAAATTCCGTCAGAAAATTGAGCTATTTCGTATTCATTAACTGATGGTACACCTTCTGCTGTCTCTTTATAGCCAAACTCTGCCTTAGCTTGATCTCTTAGTGTAATAAACGCTGCGTTGTAAGCAGCACCAAAGTCGTAGTCCCATTTAAACAATATTTTAAGACCACTTCCACCTACAATCGTTGGTCTGATCTTCTTTAAAAACTTAATTTTTGAAGGATCACCAAAAGACAATTCTGGACTAAAGTACTTAAATGAATATTTATTGCCGTTGTCCTGATAACCTGAGTAATTACCTAAGCCATGTGCGCCACCTATGAGTAGCGTTCCGTTGTCCTTGCGCTCATACGCAGTAAACCCAGTTCCCGGCCAGCGTGTAACCCTGTACGCACCATTCTCCAGTGTACCTTTTGTGTCGAAGCAGTACGTCATGTCCTGATTGCTAAAGGTGATTAAGTAGAAGTTCTCCTCTGGAAAGTACACCGACTTGTAGATTTCATTAGCTTCGTTGATCAGCTGAATGATGTCCTTTGTAATCGTAGAGGACAAGCTGGTGATGGGCATTGACTTCTCTTGTATTGTCCTGCCGAAACTCCTGAGTCCAGTCTGGGACAGGAACAAAACGTCAGTACCTGTGTACTGCACAGTGTCCCTACCTACGCATCCTACGCCAGCCACAGTGTCCTGTAGAGCCATCGTAGCGGGTGCATCAGCACCACCATAGACTACTATACTGCGCTTGCCAAAGATGATCAGGAGGTTGTTGTGTGCAGCCAGAGCTACAATCTCGTCATGACCATCTGGCCAGACCTTAGAAATATTAATAGACCCTGACGTTCCTCCTGACCAGTCATGACCAATCAACAGGTCAGACCAGTACACCGTGGATTTGTCCGTAGAGAAATCAGCTGTCCACAGTCTACCATAAGCTGACAACACCTCATTGCCATACATAGCAGCAGCTACACCAGCAGCGCCTGCGACTGTACTGAGCTTGACTACTGACCCACTCGTGTTGTTGTACACAAGCGGCTCATGTGCGCGTTGGAAGAAGTAGATGTTGTCATTAAAGTTGACCATCTTCCACTCGTCAGCACTAATCGTGTAACTGCCGGGAGTTTCGTCGGCAAGCGTTGTCTCGCCACTGAGGATCTTGTTGTTACCCGTGGAGAAGATCTTAGTGTTACCTGCGTCGTCTCTGTACTCCTTGATCGCACGTATCTTCTCAGATCCTAACTCTGTTTTAGTCGTCGTAACAACATTAAGCCCCTTACGAGCAGCAACACGTCCGCGCTTGTCAATCACAGCGTTGTCCGCTACTTCCGCAAAGGACGGATCTTGTGCCAGCGGAGCGTCTTCGGTATTGATACCTTTGAAGCCCGGAGCGACAAGATTTATGCTTTTGAGTTCCTGTGCCATACTACTGCCTTACGGAGTGTAAAATATAGTTTCTTCAGGGTGCCTACCAGCGTCCTGTGCAATTGCATCGGACAGGTACTTGTTGGCCATCTGGAAGTACTCTGCAGTCGAAGTCCCGCCAGTCTCGCCACGTTCTCGTGCTGCCAGCGCCACTGCATAGTGCACTACAGGCATCGCAGGTATCTTTAGCGTGTCATCGTCAGCACTCAAGTCGGGGTTACGCAGGGCGCAGTTGAAGCGCAGTGAGTACACACCGTCAGGCTTAGGATACAAGTCAACCAGTGTGTCTCCCGCTGTGTTCACACCGTTGTACGTGAAGTACTCAGGTGCGCCTGTGCGTGGCTCAGAAATCAAGTACGCCTCGTCAAACCAGTTGTTTGTCTGGTAGCGCATAATTAGGTTAGACGTGTCATTCAGGACGTTCAACTCCTTGATGCTGTTCTGGCTACCAGTGAGTGCGTAGTTGAACACGTCAGCAGTCGTAGTGATCGTAAGCGTAGTCCTGAGTGCAGACCAGTCCCATGAGTTCTCCACGAGATCTTTGGCATCATTAACGATGTCACCAATGAGCTTACTGTAGGCTGTGGTTTGTACTGAAGATACTTCTGTCTCACGAAGCCTCCTGAGTACGTTGTTGACTAAATTAAGATAAGTCATGAAATCATATCTCCAAACAAACTTCTGTTTATCAGGTTATTAAGCTCTATTACGTAGTCTTTTTGTTCATACGGTACGCCAACAAATGGGATGTCCTGAGATGGAAGACCACCACCAGCATACGGTTGAAATCTACTAGCAGCCATCATACCTCTGGGTTTTACTGCTGGGGCGTCTTCTTCACCTTCGCCTTCTCCAGTTCCGTCTCCACCTTCACCTTCGCCAGTACCGTCGTCACCTGTGCCTTCTTCTCCGGTCCCAGTTTCGCCAGCCCCGGCTTCACCAGTGCCTGCCTCGCCTTCGCCTTCGTCACCTGCTCCGTCACCTACGCCACCGTCTCCGTCACCATCTCCAGAGCCATCGCCTACAGTACTGTCGCCTAAATCTGCAGGGTCTTCTGTTGTGTCTTCAACCACAGTGTCTGCAGGAACTTGAGTTTCTAAGTCTACCGTGTCAACAACATCAGGTGCAGTTGTTTCGACTTCGGTTGTAACAACGTCGTCTGGAACTTCTACTTCTTTTTCGTCAGGCAAACCCGGAATAAACAACAGGCCGTCATCATCGTCTTCATCAGCGCCTGCTTCTTCTGTTTCTGTTGTTTCAGCAGTAGTTTCTGCTGGGTCAAACACGTCAGGCTCTGGCTGTTCTACTGCTTCTTCTGGTTCTTCAGCTTGTGTTTCCTTCAAGTCTTCTAAAACTTCTTCTAAATCTTCTCGTGTTGCATCATCTGTTTCAGCTTCGATAGCTTCTTCAAGTTGGTCTATCAGTTCGTCAGTACCGTCGCCTATCTCAAGTGGTCCAGTAGATGGCTCATCAGCGTAAATTGTGTCGCCTTCTCCTGTGTCAGTTGTAGTTGTTTCAGTAGTTGTAGGAGTTGTTGTGTCTGCAGCACCTCCGCCGCCACCTGCACCACCACCTCCTGACTCATCAGGTGTTGGTCTTTCGGTTACTATGATACCACCACCGTAACCGGGAGTTCCTGTCATCTCGTGTGTTCTGTTGTTAATAACAGTACCATCAGGAAGAACTACGTCGTTACCTGCGTTAAAGTCAGCTTCTTGTAGTACGTCAAGAATAAACAAACCGTCGTCAACTTCGCCACTAAAGTCTACGTCATCTGACAAGTCTCCAGTAGTCGTGTCGTCAGCAGTAGTATCAGCAAATAGGTCAAGGTCAACTGTGTCTTTAGGGTCGCTTATGTCTCCTTCAGCACCCGCTTCGATAGCTTCTACAACCTGCTCTTGAAAACTAGGTTCTTCTTCTGCAGTTTCTTCTACAACTGGTTCTACAACAACAGGCTCTTCTTCTTCTGCTTCTTCTATTGTTGTCTGTGTTGGTAACACAACTTCGTCAGCTGGCTGCTGATCTGCTGCATCAGACACAGAGCTATCTATCTCTACATCTTCTGGGACTACGCTTTCTGTTGAAGTATCAATAATGTCATCAACAGTCCCCATGATGTCATCAACAAGATCTTTGTTTTCTACATAAGTATCTACAATTTGCTGTAAGACACCTACGTTTTCTCTGACTTCATCAGCAGTCTGTACGTTTTCTGCAAAACTCATGACATCAGAGATTGCAGAGCCTATTTCTCCAGTAACCCCCGCTACTAAGACTGCTTTGATCACTTCTCCCATGATCTGTCCAGCAATGTCAATAGCGTCATAAGGCTCTTTAGTCTGCTTGTATTCTCCTAAGCCTACGTCACCAAACTGACCTACGTTTAGTTCATACACAGCACCGTCAGGAGAGTCCACAATCAAAGGTACATCAGCTTCTGTAGCAGCTGCTCTAATAGCCTGCATGTAATTTTCTTGTGCAAGCCTGTTTGTGTTTAGTGTTGCTCCTCGTTCTGCACCTCGTGGGCCACCTAAGCCTTGCGTTGGGGCAGTATTAAGTACACCCAGCTCCATGTCAAGAGACGTGTTGTCTCCCATCCAGCTGCCTAAGTTGTCCCACTCTTGTTGAAGGAAAGCACCGAAGTCGCCTTCATACGCTCCGATTGTCCCTTGATAAGCGTCGGACTCAATCATTGCGTTGAAGTTAGTAGAGCCGAAGTAGCGGTCTACCTGTTGTGCTGTGTACTCACCATTGATAAAACCATTGAGTACAGCACCACCTTTAGGATCACCCCAGTCTTCTCTGAACTGCCTAACTCTTTCTTTCTGCTCTTCAGTACGTTCGCCTTTGATGCCAAAGTAAGCAGCAGGATCAGCTACGTCCCACCAACCCAGCCGTGGTCTTTTGTCAGGAACTGGACCTCTATACGGAG